TTGAATCCTCGTGGTTATGCCCAGGATCGGTGACGGTCGCGATGTGAGTGTGTGACTTGTTCTGGTCTCCCTGAGTTGAACCTCGTGTGCGGCCGCCATCCAGTCCAGTGCTTTGGTTGTTCCAGCCACGAATGAACTGACCGCGAAGATCAGGCAACACGCCAGCGCCGCCGTAGCTAGTGCCGATTTGCGCGTACAGCGCAGAGAAATCAGCCGTAACGCCTTGGACCGTTCCAGTGCCATTGGGAATGGTGTCGCCGTTAGCAATTAGCCAACCCTCTGGCGCAGACGCACCCGCAACGTGTTGGACAGTGCCAACCGGGACCAAGCGGTTACCGATCAGATTAAGGATCTCAGTCTCAAGATCGCCAAGAGCAGCCGACAGTCCAAACGGCGAAACCGCCAAAGAGTTTGACGACAACGCCTGAGTCTCGACCTGAGTAGCGATCTCGACAATGCCCTTTAGCGTTTCGCTTGATTCGGGCAGTGCAGGCAAAACTCCGCCAAAACCACCGTCCCAGCTAGGTGCACCAGAGACCGTTCCGCTCAGAATCAGTTCGGTATTGACCGTGTGAGTGTTGACGCTGAGGGCGTCGTAGAAGGTGGGGAACTCGATCTCGTCGGTGGCTTGCGTTCCGCCCAACTGATCAAAAGTTGCCTCCTCGCCAGTGGTCAGATCCTGAACACCAGTTGGGGTAACAAGAAAACCTTCCTCGTTGAACCCGCTGCCGTAAACGCGACCTGCGTTTTGGTTAGTGAAGTAGTAAGTGAACTTGTTTGAAACTGTCAGATCGCGCTGGTACAGGGGCAGCGACTTGGAGTAGTTGAGATAACCGCTCCACTCAAAGGCATGGCCGAATAGGCGAATATTGGAAGGACGGCGGAAGTTGATCGCCCAATTCGCCCAAGCATTTGCAGCGCCACTTGGGTTGGCAATGCCATCCAAAGCTACAGCAGGATTGCGATCCCGGTTAGCAGAAGGCTTAGGCAGCAGGATTGTGTGCGCATCATTGGTGCTAAAGCCAAGGCTGACTAGGAAGGAGTAAATCCCTCTGTAATCAGTAGCAGAGCGGTACTGCGCTGCAACCCGCGAGTCGGTTGACCAAACCGTAGCAAAGTTGTAGCCAAGAGTTGTCGACTCAACCAAACCATCCGTGTCATTGTCAAAAATGATTGCTGGCTGGCTGTTCCTGTAGTAGTCCTCAGCGTTAAAGCCTTCCTCCATGTGAACATAGACTTCGGTCCACTTGTTGACATCAAAAACCGTATCAACGTTCTCGCGGATGCAGCTGTAGTGCTTATTCGCCGTACGAATAACGTCGCCGGTGCGGTAGTAAGTACCTGTGGTCCAGGTGTTGGATGCGTTCAGGCGACGCAGTTCAACCAGTGAGTCGTTGCCCTCGGTGTCAGTAACGGCAGCCGAAAACGCAACGCCAATCAACTCTGTATCAGGAATCAGTGAATCAATGTGAGCAGCGGTAGTGTCCGTCTGCAGCACATAATCCCGAAGCGGGGTGCGAGTAGTTGTAACGCTGGTGGAGTTCAGCAGCGCGTAACGACGCTCAGATGTGCGACGAACGTCTTGAATACGGCGGATGTAAATGTTTGCACCAGCCAAATCGGGGTAGTTGATGCCGATCGGTTGACCTTGGTTGTCCAGGACTGGATCGCCAGGTGCGTCGCCGTCTTCGTTGACAAACGTTGCCGTGACCGTGATCTGGTTCGGATTGGTAGAAGACCACGCTGCAGAAGACAGAGGTGCGCGGTAATCAGCCGAACGGCTATTGGTGACCCAGATGTAAGAGTCTGCGAACAAGGTGTAACCGTCACGCTCCAGGGTTCTTGGAGTGTCGGCGTCGTAAAGCCCTGCCTCCAAATCAACCGTCAACGTAATGGTCGTGTCATCGTTGGCGGTGCTGGCGTCGATTGTGCCAAGCGTGATCGTCTTGATGTTGCCGCTCTTTTCGCTGAGGTCGGTAGCAACGCGAAGGCGATTGACTTCCCAGCTTCGGTCTGCATCGAACGCGGCGCTCTTGTAGCCCTCGGCAAGTGCAGCGCAACCGCCAAAGTTGGAGTTGGAGTTGGTGACGGTCAGCTCGCCACCGTTTTGGACCCAGTGATGGATGCCTTGACCGATCGCAAAAACGCTGACCTCTTGGATGATCGCGTTGTTGATTGCACGGATGTGGAATGAACGCCAAGACGGCTTCATCCGCACGCTGTCGGGATCTTGGTTGATGTAGTCGTCGTAATCATCAACTGGTCCCCATGCGCCAAGGGCGTACTTTTCCCAAGCGTTCATGTCCTTTTGAAGGGACACGCCGGTGTATTGCGCCACCACCATTGACTTAAAGCCTTGCGCTTCGTCGCCGTTAGCGAAGATGCCGCAAAGACCGTAGCTGGAACGAATCGAGCAGTTATAGATATAAGGGCTTGCGCTCTGGACCGTATCCACAACCGGCTCAGAGGTTGCAGGCTTCGGACCGACAATCCGATACTCACTGGGACGGCTGACCGCATAAGCAGCACCAAGCCCAGCAAGCGTGCCAAGCGTTCCCAGCACCTTCGCGTAGAACGCATCGAGTTGCGTTTCACTCGTAAACTGGAAGCAGTCCAGCAGGTGATGGCTAGTGGTCGATCCGTCCTTGTCTAGGAAGGTGAACCCGTAGTAGTAGCCGCCACCAGTTACACGGAAGATGGCGCGGCGATTGCTGCAGTCCGCTGCCTCATCCGTAGGCGATGGGACAAAATCAGGGCGGACAATCGTTTTGCGCAGGTCAAGGCTGACCAGTGACGCACCACGCGGAATAATGACGCCGCCTGTTGTGGTGTCATTGAACTGCTGCAACTGAGCAGGGGTTGGCGTGAAGTCTGCGGACCAGGCATCCTGATTGTCAGAACCCAGACCGTTGTAGACAGTGTGGACGCCTGGTGCCAAAACGATCGACACCAAATCGCCACAAGGCGGAGGCGTGATGTTTAGATAGCTGCGACTAGTAATAATTGCCGCTTCAATAACGGCACGGTTAATCGTCTTAAACGGGCGGGAGGCTGTATAACCACACTCAAGACGCTGCAGACTAATGCGCCTTAATTTCTGCTCTAGCGATCCGTCGTCAGTGATCGAGTAATCACCAGCGACAAAGGTGTCGTCACCAATCTGGTCGTTGACGTATAAAACATAGGGGGCGTTCAGGGGGTCATTCACCAGACCCGCAGAATCTCCAATCTCCGCATTGCCGCCCAGCTGACGCACTGCGTCGGTCAGTGCGTTGATCTGGCTCCGGAACCCCGACTGAGGAACGTCAATATCCCCAAGAGAGCCGTCTTGTCCAGCACGGGTGATTTTGGTCACGAAGCCCTGTCTACGGTGCTTCCAACAGTTTAATCTCCCCGGTAGTTACGAAATTTGCCGTACCAGCCAAAATTTCGGTTGGACGGACGTTGACCGCACTAGCCGTTACAAGCAGGTCTGCCGAGTAGTACAAATCGCCACTGACTTGCCCGCAACCTCCGGCACCAGAGACATCTCGGTCGATCAGGTAAAACTTGCCGGATGCTTGGCAACCCTTTTCGGTCATCAACAACAGCTTCATCAGTACGAGACCGTTGTCCTCCGTGTTTTCGTAGCACTTGCGGTCGATCAAAAAGTCAGCCGAACCACCGCCTGTCACGAGTGACTTAACCGCCTCGCCAAACTTCTCGCTGATCGCAGTGGTATCAACGCTTGGGGCGCTCAGCTCTAGCGTCCACTCCCGCATGTCACAGATGATCTGCCAGTAAGGAGCAGCATCGCCACCACCAAGCTGCCTCGGCAAAACGTTGGCGTTGTCGTAGTCATCCGTCCCAGGCACTGGTTGCTGGTACAAAGGCGCAAAATCGCAGATCGACTCCAGCGTCACCGTGTCCTGCACGTCGCTGAACTGGTATATGCCAACGGCGGCAAAGCATTCCCACAGCGCGTTGTTGTAGTCAGTGCTGCCAAAGGGCGCGATGCCGATTGAGCCCGCAACGTTGGAGTACAGCGGAACGCGGTTGGCTTTATTGCCAGTCAGCGCCTCGCAGCGGCTGTTGTAGAAGCTGGCGTAGCCAAGCTCGTCGATGTGTACCCAATAACCCTGGTCCGTACAGGGTTGGATTTCTTCGCCGCCTGATACGTCGCCAATGCGCGAGTAAAACTGCGAGTCGTCGCCAAACTCGCCGTCTGGGTACTCCTCTGTGGCGTCTTTGTAGAAGTTGTCGTCGTAGTCAGTGATCTGACTGCGGTTTGGACCTAGAAAATACTTGCTCGCGTAATACGTTCCATAGCCCTCAGGGTTTGGCGGGTAGTTGCCAGTGCCGACGGGCAAACAAGAAACGACTACATGATCGCCAGACCAGTAGCCAGGGCAGATGCTGGTAAGCGCGTTGTTGCCGCCGTCGATTGCTGTATTGCTGACCAGGCACGGGTTAGGCGCTTCACGCTTGAGATAAAGCCTGCCGCCAATACCAAGAACAGCCATTAGAACACTCCAACAGGCTTGCCAGAGACTTGGAAGCTAACGCTGACAGCCTGCACCGCACCAACGCTGACGCTCGGGCTGATGTTGGTCACAAAGCCAGCGCACGAGAATGATTTGTTATCGGCCTTGTAAAACACAAAGTCCACCGTTTGGGTGGTTTCGACGTTCTCAAAAATTGAGTTGAGGAAGCTGACGGCGTTGACGTTGCTTGGGTCGTAAAGCACAGTCGCGCTGCCTGTTGTGCCGCGCAAACCTTGAATGTAAGTCCTGTCGTAATCCCCTACGCAGGTGTCTTCCAATGCGTCCTTAGTGACCGTGATGCTCCAATCACGGACCTTGCCGACAACGGCCCCTTGATACCTAAGTTGTCCGTCAGCTCCGGTTAAGACCATCTCAGGCGTCCAACGTTGCGGTGAGTTTTGCTTGGACCCTAGAGCGGCCAGGGACCAGCGATTCAACAGAAGGCATCTCAGCCCACCGCCAGTTTAGGTAGGACGGAATCCTGTTATTCAAATCAGCTGAGTTCCCGGCGAACACACTGCTCGGAAGGTCAAGCGTGTACGCACCACCCTTGGAATCATGCCAGCTTTGTAGCACTGCGGCGGTGTCGGCATCACCCAAAACAAAGTCCAAGCTCATCTGGGCATCAAAAGCCCGGCTCCCATACAGGCGCGTGACGCTGGCGCCGCTAATGCTGTTGTATCTCTTGGTGGGGTACTCACCAGGCGTAAACGACCGACGAGTCGGGCATACCGCAGGGAATGAAACGCTCATAGCTCGCCCTCAATGATCCAGTTGCTGGCAACGTCCCAGCCATCTGTCAAAAGGCTAACGCCGTCGGAATTGGTCGGGAAATACGTTGCCTCAATCTCTACGTTGCCTTCCTCGTCAAAGCTCAGCGATTGGGCTTTGTAGCTTTGGGCGTCGCTGACGCTGCTGCGAAGGCAAAAGACCGAATTAGGATGGTTGGCCTTGCCGTTAAAGATTCGCAGGGTCAGTTGCTGCAGGCTTTCTGTTTTGCCATCCCACAGCAGAACGTCGTAGTCACCGTCAGCAAGCTCAGGCCATGAAGTGACCGTGCCATCGCTTGCGATTGCGCCATTCGCAGGCTGGTTGTAGGTGACGGTTTCTAGCCCCAGCTTGAACACACTGCCGATGTCCAATGTCGCCTCGGAAGGCGTGGTCTTGAATTTCACGGAATGGGTGACGTACCGGCGGCTGCGCAGCTCCCACTTGGCACGGTCGATTGCGTGGGTTTGGCTTGTGCAGTAATCGCTCAGGTCGATCTCTTCGATTGGTGCGTCTGCTGGCACTGTTGGCTCGCGGACCGTCACTTCACGGATCACAGGGAACAAACCGCTGCTGACCGTGTTTGACGACTCTTTTTCTTGACGCCACTTCACCGAGATGCGTATCGGCAAACGGTCTTGCAGATCCAA